CGCCAGGACGGCGACGTGCTCGAGGCCAGGTCTACGTCGCGGACGATCCGCACGGTTGAGGATTTGCTGCGACACATTGAAGCGGACCTCGACCGCTACGAGGTCGCGGCGAGTGAAGCGACCAAGTGGGAGAGTGCCAGCGTCGATCGAAATACCGGGCAGCCGGTGGTGACCGAGTTGTTCCGGGTGTTCGTGCGACTCAAGCCGAAGCCCGGCCCCGGCGTCCGCGAGTGCGTCGAAGCGATGATTGCGGCGGCGTCCGATAGCCTGCGTGTCCGTGGTTCGCGAATCGCGGACAAGCCGTCCCGCAAAGGGGCTTGGGCCGTGCTCGTCGTGGCCGATACGCATTTCGGCAAATACTGCTGGGAGAAAACGACCGGCGAAGCCGACTACGACCTGGACATCGCCGCGAAGCTGGTGGATGAGTCTGCCGGCGAGCTGCTGGCGATCGCCGCCACCTACAAACCGGGCCGCATGACGGTCGGGATGCTTGGCGATCTCTTTCACTATGACCGTCCGGACGGCAGCACCACCAGCGGCACACCGCTGGAGCGTGACGGCCGGCTGCAGAAGATGATCGAAGTCGGCACCGACTCGCTCATCGGCGTCATCGACAACGCGGCCGGCGTCGGACTGGCGGACGTTGTGGTGGTCAACGGAAACCATGATGAGACTTTGACGTGGGCACTGCATCGGCTCCTCGTTGAACGCTACCAGGCCCGTGGGCGGGTGACGATCGACGAGAAGTTCACGCCGCGGAAGTACCTCGATCACGGCCGCAACCTCCTCGGGTTCGTTCACGGTCACCGGGCGAAGCGGAAGCTCCCGCAGCTCATGGCGATCGAGGCCGCGAAGGCGTGGGCACGCTGCCCGTACCGCGAGATCCATACCGGGCACCTCCACCACCAGGCCGCGGAGTGGTCGCGGCCGATTGAGACCCTCGATGGTGTGCTGGTTCGCGTTGCCCCGTCCCTCGGGCCGGCGGACGACTATCACGCGGTCAACGGCTGGCTGGGCCAACGGCGGGCGATGGAGTTGTTCATCTACGACGAAGCCGGAGGGCTAGTCGCCATGCACGTCGCCGGCCCACGGCTGGAGGTGCCGTCGTGAGCGAACCGCTGACTGAGGAATACATCGCGACGGTCGTGCGTGACGCCCGTCGCTATCAAGGGCAGTGGACCGGAACAGCGGGCACGTTGGCGGCCCACTGCATGAGACTCGTAAGAGAAAGGGAACGGATGCTGGAGGCAACAAGGTCGAGCGGCGTGGCAGACGGTGCGGCGAGTGCGGCGGCAATCTCGGCGGCGTGGGAGAAATACAAGCGGGACCAGATAGCACCGGACGGCGAGCCGATCACCCGGCGGGTTTACGGTGCCAGCGGCGATCGGCCGGAGCCGGATCAGACTCCCGCCGAGCAGTTGTGCTCAAGGACCGCCGAAGTCATCCGCGACCGTCGCCCGAAGTACGGCGGGCCGAAGCATCACTTCGCCAGGACCATCGGGATGGTCAATGCGGCGTTCGCCGACGTGCTCAAGCGACCGCTCACCGAAGCGGATTGGGCCACGATCATGATCCTCGACAAGATCGCCAGGTTCCGGGGGCCGAATGCCACGGTCGACGGCCCGGTCGACATCGCCGGATATGCCGCGTGCCTCTACGAAGTCATGGACCGAGAGGGCCAGTGAACACCCGTACAATGGTGGTAGAGGGCACTGCATGACCGACTCGTTGTTTCGATCGACCGCCAGGGGCCGAGAGCCGCTGGCGTCGGCCAGCGATGCCGGCGAGCACGTCCACTACGAACCGTCCCGGCGTGTTGGGATCGGGGCGATCACGAGTCGGAAGCCATCGGGCCGCACGCCACTGACGTTTTTTGAGTTTCTCGCCATCCGGGCGGGGCTAACGCTCGCCGAAGCAAAACGACTCCACGCGCAAGGGAAGATCCACTGATGCCCAATACGCTTTCAGTTTCCGGAAACACTCGGCTGGCGTGGACTCTGTCCGAGAGCCAGAGCATCGGGTCGGCGTCGAGGTCGGTGGAGCAGCGGTCGTCGCGCTCGATCACCAACGGGACCGGGCCGAATCAGGCAAACGTGGCGATCACCGACACGGTGAGCGTGACCGGAACGAGTACGACGAACGTCGACCTCGCTGAGTATCGCGACACATCCTTTGGGTACGACGGCTTTATTTCATTCACCGCAATCAAAGAAGTTCTGGTGAACGTGGCGACCGGTCCAACCGGTGGGAATCTGACTGTCGGAATCCCGACGGGAGTCACTGGCGTCCGCATGAATGTCGGATCGCAAATGCACCTCGCCGACTATACCGATGGGCTTGCAGTCGGAGCTTCGTTTTCTGGAATCACGCTGAAATCGAACGTCACCGGCACCTACTCCGTCGGCGTGACGGTGATTGGCATCGGCTCGTATGGAAACATTTACTAACCATGGCAAACACACTTTCGGTGGCTGGGGCAACTCGCGTCGCTTGGTCGCTGGCTGACGACGGCGGTTCATCTAAGTCTGACACGCAATCGTCTAGCCGGTCGATCACAACCGGCACTGGGCCAAACCAGGCCAACGTCGCGTGGTCGGAGACTTTCGCGACCACCGGGATAGGAAGCGTAACGTGGGGCACGCTGAGTCTCCCGGTTTCGGCGTTCGGCCCTACTGGGTCCGCACAAGTCACGACCCTCAAGGAAGTGCTGGTTGCCGTCTCGACCGGGCCGACTGGAGGGTACGTCGAGTTCGGGGCACCTACCGGAATGACTGGTGTGCGAATCAACGTCGGCGGGCAGTTTCATTTTGCCGACTACCTCTCCGGCATTTCGACCGCCACCGGGTCGTTTTCGGTCGCCAATGGCATCACTGGAACCTATGCCGGTCAGATCACCGTAGTCGGGAACGGCACATACGCATAGCCATGATCGCAGAAGCACCGGCCGCGGCTGCGGCCAACACCCCCGGCGGCGTTCTCGTGAAACTCCATGCGTTCGTCGAGTCGGCGAAGTCTGCCGCTGCTGACGGGCTGACGTGGTCGGAGTTCGGCGAGCTGCTGGTCGCGTTCCTGCGGATGGCCGTCTCCCTCTATGACGACGTGGTCGGCATGACGGGCGAGGAGAAGAAGGCCGCGGTGCTCGACGGCGTGGCTGCCCTCTTCGACGCGGTGGCCGACCGATGCGTGCCGCTGGTTCTCTGGCCGCTATGGGGGCTAGTTCGCGGGCCCGTCCGGCTCCTGGTTCTCGCCCTCGCGTCCGGGGCGATCGAGCAACTCCTACCACTCGTGAGGCTCGCATGATTCCTGTGCTTCTCATAATCGCAGCGGTGGCAGCCTGGGGCTGGCCTCACCTCCAGCCGTTGGCCGAGAAGGCCAGGGCCGCCGCCGCCAAACTCACGCCCCGCCACTACGCCGGCATCGCCCTGGTGGCCGCGGCCGTGGCGTATGGTCTCGGGCCGTCGGAGTCTCCCGCCCCCGGCCCGACTCCCGCCCCCGACGCCGGCCCGCTGTCGTTGGCCGGATTGTTCGCCGGAGAGACAGCCAGTGAGGACGCGGCACTCATCGGTGCCATGTGTTCGGAGCTGGCAGACGAGATCGAGTTTTCGTCCGGACACCCCGACGGCTACCTGTCCACCGGCATCGCCGTGGACGAGCTGCGGAAACGGACGAGGATCCTGCGATGCCGGGGTATTTCGATTGGCGACCGGCAGCCGGCAGCACGGGACGCGATCGCCAAGTACCTCGAAGACGCCGTGGGCACCGACGGCGGGCCGCTGACGCCAGAGCAGCGGACGGCGTGGGTTGTGGCTTATCGCGATCTCGGGAGGGCCGCTAGTGACGCAGCCAAGTGATAGCGGTCGGTGGACGTTCTCTGCTCTCGCGTTCGTGTGCGTGTGTGCCGTGCTCTACACGATCACGTCTCGCTACGTCGGCCGGTTGGCCGACCGGCTGGAGGGCAACTACGGTTACGTCCGCGACCAGGAAGGCACCCGTGAGTTCCTTCGCGAGTTGGATCAACCGCTATTCCGCCAGGCCGGGGCCGAGGTCATCGCCGGAGCCAAGGGGAAGGACGCTTACCTCTATCGGTTTGCCGACCGATGCCACCGGCAGAAGTACGGCAAGCCGTTCGGGCCGTGGAACCAGGGCAGTGCCGGGACGTGCGTGTCGTTCGGCTGGGCTATGGGTTCGTACATCGGCCAGTGTGTCGATCACGTCGCTGGCGGGTTGGCTGAATGCCCGCTGATCGTGGCGACCGAGCCAATCTATGGGGGCTCGAGGACCGCCGGCCGGATGCCGCCGGTCACCAATGCCGGGTTCTCCGACGGCTCCTACGGCGGTGCTGCGGCCCGCTGGGTGTCTGGACGGTGTAAGGACCAGACAATCGGCGGGATCCTCTATCGCCAGGTCTACGGCGACATCGACCTCACGACCTACTCAATCGACCGCTCCCGGCAGTGGGGTGCATACGGAGTGCCGTCGTCGCTCGCGAAGCTGGCCCGCGATCACACTGCCCGTGCCGTTGCTCTCTGCGAGGATTGGGAGTCGCTGACGGCGGCGCTCGAGTCCGGCATGTGCGTGCCGATCTGTTCCAACGTCGGATTCGCGTCCGGCGATCGTGATGCAGATGGATTCTGCAAAAGGGCTTCGACCTGGAATCATTGCATGGTGGCGTGCTCTTTGAAGTACGCGAAGAACAACGGGCCAGGTTCCGCAACCCCGATGAAGAATCCACGCGACGGGATCCTCATCTTGAATAGCTGGGGCTCGTATGTCGGTGGCGGCAAGCATCCATCCGATCAGCCGGATGGCTCGTTTTGGATTTCCCGCCAGGACGCGGAAGCCATCCTCGCCCAAGGCGATTCCTTCGTCATCGGTTCGGTCGACGGCTTCAAGTACCGCGACCTCGATCACGCCGGCTGGCTGCAGCCGGCCCCAGCCCCGGCCCCGACCGACGCGGCGAAGTCGCCGTCCGTCAATCACTACCTCGCCCTGTGAGTGTTGTCATGACCAAACGCGGCATCGTTCTCTCATGTCTCGGCTGTCTCGTGGCCGGTTATCTGGCCGCCAGTGTGCCAGGCTTCGACCCGGTGAATCCGTTCAACCCGCGGCCGCAACGGCCGTTCATCAAGTTCATTTCGCGGCTGGCGAAAATGGGGTTGTGGATGACGGTGTTCGCCGAGCCGGCACCGCGGCCGGTCGAGCAGCAATACGCGGCCGCCCATTGTTCGGACCGATCACTCGTATGTCATGCGGAGGGCTGGTGATGTTTTCGATCATCGTCTGGATCGTCTTCGGTTGGATCGCCGGGTCGGTGGCCGAATGGTTGTGGCCGCCAGCAAAGCCAACAAGCCGCTGGCAGACGATCGCCGTCGGTGTTGCCGGGTCCGTGGCCGGCGGTCTGGCCGGTTCTCTCGTGAGCGGTGACCACTACCGGCCGGCTGGCCTGGTGCTGTCGGTGGTCGGTGCGGTGGCGTGCATGGCGATCTGGCGACAACTCGACGAGGTGAAGCCATGAGCATCCTCTGGCGGTGGGTTATTTCGATACTCGTTTGGCTATCGGCCGATCACCAGCGGATCGCGACCGAGCCCGCGAGGGCCGCGGCTGCGGTGTCGGCCGCCAGGGCGTCGATCCTCGAGGAGCTGGCGGCGAAGCCGCCGGTGCCGGTGCCGGTGAAGTCGGGCACGACGTGCGTCTCCGGAACGTGCCCACCCCGGCGGTGACGACGTGAACGAAGCGATCGCCCAACTACAAGCGCACGTCCGCTACCGGTTGGGGTCGCGTGTCACCTACGCCGAAGTCTGGCGTGTCGACCAGCTCACCAGGCTGGCGATTCGGCACTGGCCGCACAATCACCTAGAGGACGCCGAAGCCGGTGGCGGGCGGCATCATGCGTCGGTCGGCCATGCTCTCACGCTGATGCGGAGCCAGGTCCGCGAGCAGTGGGAGGCTCGCCACGGGGCCGGGCCGCTATGGGACGTTGTGCTGGGTGGCACGACCTCGGCGATCGGGGTGGTGCTGCTCGATCTGTGGTGGCCGTCGAGGCCGTGGCGGTCGATCCTACGGGCGATGGGGCGGTCATTGGCCGACGATCGCCAGGACGGCGTCGATCGCGTCGTGGACCGCACGGGCGAGCCGCGAGTCGGTCCCTAGCTCTTGGCCGATGCGGATCAGCAGCAGGCCGCGGATGGCGGCGGTCCAGGTGGGGCGGGTCATCCGATTACCTCCGCTGCTAAGAGCTGGGCGGGAAAGTGGGCGATTCCCACTTCCGCCGGGCTGGTTGTCCATTCATATGCCACACCCGTCGGGTGGATCGACGGAGGGAGGACCGACTGAGCGGCCCGACCGCCAATCCGTATTTCGATAGCCCCAAGTTTCACGACGGCCGTCGGCGGCATCCACGGTTCCCAACGGAATAGTCGGTGCTCCCCGCGGGCCGACCGCCAGGTCGGCGTGTGAAGGTCGGTTATCCCGTAGGCGGCCATCTCCTCGAGCCCGTCCGGCGAGTCGTATTCCACGTCGACAACTCCGGACGGTTCGCCGAGAAGGATGCCCACGTTGGAGCCGGAGCGTATCCACGCGGCCACGTCGGCCGGGTTGTCCGTGCTGCGGGTTTGCCAAGCCGAGCCGAGCGGGCGTTTCTCTCGGCGGGCGACGCGGATGAATCGGCAACCGGCGGCGGCGAGGGCGATGAGGTCGGGAGTCATGCGGCACCTCCGTCGATCATGGTGAACGTGCGGGCCATGGGGATTCCGGCGGCACTGGTTATCCGGCGGACCTCCTCGCGGATCGTCTCGCACCGCTGCTCCACCTCGGGGGCACCGATGTCGTAGTAGGTGTCGAGGATGGCAAACTCCTCCGGCATCTCACGCCCCCCGGCGATCGCGTGGACGATCGGCTGGGTGAGCGGGTCGCAACCGCGGAAGGCGTGGCGGGTGGCTAGGGTTCGGTATCGGGCGATCGGGGTCATGGGTTCTCTCTTGGTTGTGCGGCCGGGGCCGCGGGTTGTCCCCGCCGGCGAAGTGCCGGCGGGGCGGGTTGGTTGTCGATCAGACGATCACGATCGTGGTGCGTCCGCTCCGCGGGCTGCCCGTCAGTCGGGCGTGGAGGTCGTGAGCTTCCGAGAGCACCTTGCCGAGCCGGTCGGTGTAACGCTTCTGCGATGCTGCCCAAAACCCGACGGCGTCAACGCGGGCGATCAGCTCCGCGGTTTCGCTGCTACGGTCGTTCCGGATGGCGTCGAGTTCTTGGAAGGCTTTGGTCATGGTCATGGTCATGGTCATGGTTGTCTCTCCTGGTTGTGGCCGCGGGTTTCGTTTCCGCGTTGGTTGTGTAGTTATAGGCGATCGGCAATACGGCGTCAAGCAGTCCAGCAAAAAAACTTTTCCGGGCGATCACTCAGCCGACTTTTTGCGACTACGCTTCCGGGCCAGCTTCTCGCGGCGGGCGATCGTCTCCTCGGATTGCGGCCGGCCGGCGTGCGGATGGCGCTCGAATGCGAGAGCCGCTGAGCGGAGGGCAAACCATTGCCCGTCGATCTCGATACCGGGGATCTTGCCGGTCTGGACGTGCTGCAGCATCCATTGCCGCGACACGTTGGCGAGGTCGGCGGCGGTGCCGACTCTGACGTAAAGGGTGGGGTCGATTTTGGTTGGCATGATGTCATTTTTGCGGCCGGTTGCTGGTTGTCAATACTGGTTGTGCGGGGCTAGTTGTCGTCTATCCTGTCGAGATACTTTGCGGCGGCACCGATCGCCAAGTGGCATTCATCCGCCGCGAGTTTGCAGGCCCGTGCGTCGTTTCTCTCGGCCGATTCGGTGAATGCCCGGTGCCGGCAGACGATCGCCCGTAGCAGGCCGATAGCCTCGTTGTGGAGTGTTATCAGCGAGTAAATAGCCGCGGCCGTGCCGTCCATCGTCGTTTCTGGTTGTGGTTGTGGGGCTGGTTGCGGTCAGTCGGCGAACATGGGGACGAAGCGGGCCGGGGCCGGCCGGGCCGGGCCGACCGGGGCACCAGCGGCGTCAAGGTCGAGCAGATAACGGTCGGCCGTGCGGCGGGCGTCGGTGCCGCGTGGGGCGTGGTCGTCGGCCGTGCGGCCATCGCCGACGGCGAGGGCGTCGACGGCTCGGCGGGTTGTGGGCTCTAGGTCGCGGTAACGGGCGGCGAGTCGGCAAAACTGGGCGGCGGTCATGGCGTGGGCTCCTGGTTGTGGGTTGTGGTTGTGGGCCTGGTTGTCGATCTCACCACTCGGTGCGAAAAGTTCCGTCGGCGTGGGCGTCGCCGACGAGATAGATACGCCGCGACCATGAAGCGTCGTCGGCCGCGAGTCGGTTCCACCACTCCTGACGGCACGGGAAGGCGGACACGTTTCCATCGCCGTCGATTTCCTCCGCGACCGATACGGTGACGCGAAGTGCGACGGCTTCCTGAATGGCAAGCTCAATGGCAAGGGCGGTGGTCATGGCGTGGGCTCCTGGTTGTGGTGGTTGTGGTTGTGGGATCACTGGTAGCCGTGGACCTCGGAGAGGACGTGGCGGGCACGGACGATCTCCTTCCGGACGCGGGCCAGAATCCCGGCGGCGGTTTTCAGTTGGGGCACCCTGACGCATTGGTGGACGGGCTGACGATCGGCGAGGCGGGCGGCGGCACCGGGCCGGCGGTAGACCTGGTACGGCTCGAACCTCTGCCATGGGTGGCCGTCTCGCCAGTTTTGAACGGCGGCGTCGATGGCGTATTCGACGGCTGACAGCTCCGCGACGGCGGCGGCCACGTCGGCCTGCTTGGCTGTCTCGCGGGCGGCACGGGCACGATCGGCTGCGGCGGTCTCGAGCCGGTCGGCGTCGGCCTGGATGGCCTGCAGCGTGTCGGGCGTGATGCCGTGGTATTGGGTAACGCAAACCCGGCCGACGATGGCGGTACGGCCGTCGTCGATATTGTGAAGCGTGAACAGTAGCCGCAGGCCGTGGTGGCCGCAGGCGCAGCGGCCGGTGGCCTGCGGGAGTTCTGTGCACTCGTCTCGATATTCCCAACGCGAGCCGTCGCCCAACGCGGCGGCGAGTCGTTCGGCGTAGTGGCAACGGTTACGGGCTTGGGTGGCGGTCAGCATGGTTTTGGTTCTCCTGGTTGTGGCCGCGTCGGCCGTGGTTGTGGATACTATAGTCGATCGACAATACCAGTGCAAGGGGGTGAGATATTTTTCAGTCGAGCCCCTCGGCGAGATCCCAAGCGGCCGCGGCTGCAGCGGCTGCTATCTCGTTGGTTGTGGGGCGGCGGCGTTTGCTGCCGCGGGCCCGTCGGGCCAGCTCATCGGCACAGTAGTTGATTTCGTCCAGGTAATAGCCGTAGTTCGGCTGGTCGGGCCATGCGGCGAGGACTGCTTGGCAATCGGCGATGACGAACAGAAGTTCGGCGTCCGATCGCGTGCGGCACAGTTTGGGATAGGCGGCGTGGTCGATCTGCTTGGTGGGGCATCCGTAAAGGTTGTCGGTGGTTGTGGCGTTCATGGGATCTGCTCCTGGTGGTGGTTGTGGTCGGTCGAGTGTCGGCCGGCCCGTCTCCCCTGCCCCGGGGGCGGGCAGGGGGTGAGGGCAGGTCGTCACTCTGCGGCGATCGGCTCCAGGTCGTCGGCCGTCTCTTCGGTACGGTTGGCTCCGCCCGGCTGGAGCGAGTGGAGATATTCCGCCGATCGGCTGGCGTGACTGGCGGCGGTGAAAATGGCACGCTTGTCGGCCTTCAACACGCGGAGCCACGATGCCAGATAGCTGGCGTGGTCTTCGCGTGGTTGTGGCTCGTAGCCGAGATCGGCGGCGAGGAAGGCGGCCGCGAGTTCGGCTACCAGCTCCTCCGCGGCATACTTGTCATCGCCGAATCGCCCGGAGAAGTCACGAGCGAGCCGGGCGCCGTGGCCTGTCCAGTGGGCCAGCTCGTGGCACAGTGTGCCGGCGTGCGATTCCGGGTTGTCGAACGTGCCGGCCGGCGGCATCTGGACGTAGTCGGCCGACGGGTTGTAGTACGCTCGGCTCCCGCCCTCGCGGATGTCTGCTCCCGTGTTGGTGGCAAACTCGAGCACCGCGGGCAGGGGGTCGCCGGCCGTGGCCGACGGTTCGGCAATCTGCATGTAGTGGGCGGGCAGGTCGTCACACTGGCAAGCGTTGAAAACGGTATAGGTTTTCAGGAACGGTATCGACCGCTCGGCGGTCGTGCCGTCGGCCTTCTCTTCGGTTTTCCGGAACGTTGAAGCGTAGACAACGGTTGTCCCCTTCTCACCCTTCCGAACGTGTCCGCCGATCTCGCGGGCCTGGTTGTAGGTGAGCCAGTAGGGGGAGACGTGGCCGGCCGATTCAGCCGCGATCCAGAGCATCAGCACGTTTACCCCCTGGTAGGGTTTTCCATTATGGCGCAGCGGTCGGGAGACCGGGCCGGCGACGTGGCCGGCTTTCCATGGCTGGTGCCACGGTGCCACGGTGCCAGATTCGAGACGCGACACGATCGCGTCGGTGACTTCCTGGTAAACGTCGCGGCGGGTTGTGGTTGTGGTTGTGGTTTTCATCGTCGTCCCTCCGTTCAAGTGTTCCGGCCGATTGAATCCCGCGGCCGGGTCGGGTTGTGTTGTTGGTTGTGTGGTATTGTCGATCGTCAATATAGAATCAAAAAGGGGAGGCTTCAAGGTGAGCACGAAGCCGGGGACGGCCGGCCGTTGGATGACGCTGGAAGAATGCCACGTCGGCCGCGGCGACCTCCCAACGGCGGCCGACCTTTCGGCCGCGAACCTTGCCGGCTTTCACTAGTTGCCGGAGCCATTGTTCGGTTATGTCGGCCGCGGCGGCAGCGGCGACAAGACCCGTCCAGGTTGTTTCGATCTCGTCGCCGCTGGCTTGCTCGATCAGCCGGTCGATAACTTCGGCCATCACGTCGTCGGCCGGCCGCATTCCGGGGGCGGCGGTTGCAAGGTCGTCGTACAGCTCGTCGGCCGTCATATCACGGCCGGCCGCGGTAACGTCCAGCCCGCGAATGTAGGTTGCGTCACCGCCCGCGAATGCGTCGCGGTGCCGGCCCTTGAATCGGCCGCCGTGGTCATCGCCGGAGAGCTGGCGGAATGCGTCGCGGCGGAAGGTGCCGATACGCTCCAGTTGTTCGGCTTCAATCGCACGGGCTTCACGGTATGACGCGAGCACCGCCGACCATTCGATACCAGCGGCGGCGGCGGCGGCTTTGTGTTCGTTCGTGTTCATGTCGTTAGTATAGTCGATCGTCAATACGCTGTCAACTGCTCCACCAAAAAAAATATTTTTCGCGGGAAACACGGGCGGCAGTGTATTGGCGATCGCCAATGGACAGTTGGCAAATGCGAAACCGGACCGGTGCCGACCATCGACCATCGACCATCGACCATCGACGAGCGACGAGCGACGAGCGACGAGCGACGGTCGGCCGGCCGGGCGGGTTGGTTGGCTATCGAAATACTTTTCGGTTTTGGTTATGTAGTGAACATACGTTCACGATAGTGAACGTATGTTCAAGGTACTTCCCGGCCGCCGCGGCGGCGGCCCCCCGACTTCGAACGCCACCCAATCCCACTCTGACGCCCGAAAGCCCGCCAGAAGCCCGGAAACGGCCGCCGCTGATCGCGGCGGCCTCGTAGCCAAACGCCCCGCAGATCAAACGCCAGCCCCGTCTCCGAGGTCGATTTCGGGCAACCCCGCGAGCGAGTCGAACGCCGGCGGACAGATAACCGGATCTACATATACCCTTTGAAGCCGGGGATCGTAGTGATCCAGCAGTTCCGTCGCCGCGGCACGGCCAAACTTGGCCGCCGCAAAACTCGCCGCCATCCTGCGAAAACCGTGGAATCCTCGACCGCGATACTCCACGCCGGCCGTTCGGCAAAGCACCTGTAGCGATGCCCACTGTGACCGACTCTTCCGATCCCACGGCCAGACAAGATCATCGTCTCCGCGGCGGTGCTCGGCGAGCATCTCCGCAAGCTGCGGCCTAATCGACCGCACGATGTCTCTGGTCGATCCCTTCCTAGTGTGTGCCAGGAACAGCATTGTGTGCCGATCGAGATCGACCTGTGCCCACTTGATGCTGGTCAACGCCTCAAATCGCTCCGCAGTGCAGGCCGCGGCGTATAGAAGCGTCGGCCACCACCAGCTTGCTGGCAACCCGCCGACGTGTCCGATCCGCTTCTTCGCCTGCCGGATCAAGGCCGACGCCTCCTCAGCAGTCCAGGCTCGACCTGTCGGGATCGACTCCGGCACCCGCACTGTCGGCAGTTCGGGAAAGTCGTCAGCAAACTTCCGCCTCGCCGCGTACTCCCACGTCGCTCGGATCATATTCCGATCCCGCTTCACAGTCGCCGGCTTCGGCACGCGGCCCCTCCATCCCGGCGTCAACTTCCGCCACTCGATGTATTCGGCAACCGTGTCGACGTTCAAGTCGGCGATCGTAGCCGGTCTCTGCAGGAACCTCTCAAACCTATTCCACATCATCTCGTATAGGGCTCGAGTCTTCGGACTAAGCTCGCGAACCCTCGCATACTTCGCAGTCAGCTCTCTGACCGTCATGGCATTCATGGCATCTACCCTCTTGGTGTTTATGCCGAGCAGTCTGCCCCAGAAGTGAACGGTCGTACATTACCCCTCCTAGGTATTCGACTCCCCTCGCCTCCACTAGAAA